CAAGAACTTAGCACCCCAGGTTGGAGCCGAGAGACTCCAACCACCCCTAACCCGCACCGTAAATCGGAACGGAAACTTCCCTGAAAGTTTCCGAATGTTCCTGACTACGGCCTTAAGCAGGGTCGCCAATGGCCACCCTGCTAGACGGGTTCTGGAGAGGTTCGCCACATCTGTGGCCTCTCTCCAAAAATTGTCTTCTCACCCACCCCGTGACCCCAAGGTCGAGGGGACTCGCTCGGAACAGCACCTACTGTGGCAATGGAGCCACAGAGACCATCTTACGACGGTCAAAAGGCACTGGTCTGAGCTGCTATGCGCTTTTGAGCTGGCGTACGGAAGCTTACGATGGAATAAGCATACCCACAATGCCCTAAGACTCAAGAGGTTCATTACGTTCCTCATGGCTTTGGTGCACCGTGGGCCTCCCGCACTCAAGCTACTTGCGCATGGCTGGAGGAGCCTGGCACTAACCACGTATGGTGACATGCCGACAGCTCTGCACAACCACCTCGAATCACTCGGGATTGCTCGACTACTCCGTAAGGGGTTAGTCAAGCTCTCCCATGGACACGAGGCGCTGTTTCAAGCGTCGACAGTCACACGTGCGATAGGCTGGGTCTCCTCCAAGTCCCTCGAAGACCGGCGGGCAAACGAAGCTGCCGCTGAAGCTCGTATCCGGTGGAACACACCACCGGACGCAGACGTCACGGTAGGGATTCAGTCAGGCCTGGACATGCTCGATAAGAGACTGAGAGTGACAAAGATCACTCCAGCTCAAGAATCAGAGCGCCCATGGCCAGTACTCGGCTCCAAGTCGACCCTCGAGTCGATGTGCATCGCGAAGGAACTGACGTACAAGTGGAAGCACACTTATCAACCGCAGCTGGCTCTCGAAAGAAACCAGACGCTGGTCAAGTCTGCATACTCCCACCGGTACGCCGAGGCGAGATCCGAAGGGATCCCGCCCCCGTCCCTAAGCGACATTGCACTATCGCTCGAGATGGCGGGCATGCTTGAGCGCATTGCACAACCCTCCGATGATGAAACACCAATGGAGGAGTGGGATGCGCCCGAGCCCGCTCTAGTCGAACTGGAGCTCAGACAGTACGGACTGGACCGCTACACCTCCCTCAAAGCAAACGCATTGCATGAAATGGGAGCTAAGACGCGTCTCGTGACCCTACACCCCGCATGGGAGGTATGGGCCTGCAGACGTCTTACACAGCTCCTGCTGCCCGTGTTAAAGGGCAACATTTTCACGCGCGACCTGCTGAGAGGGCGTGAAGTCTGCCTCAAGCGTCAGGGAGACCAGAAGTCCCGAGTGAGCCTCTATTCGGCCGATCTTTCCGCCGCAACAGACTGGATACCACACAACGTGGCCCAGCGCGTG